TTCTCCTTAAAACGAATCAGTTGACTATACTACATAACATCCTTGGTGTCAAGCCAATTATTTCCTATCTTAGCTTCAAGCACCATTGGTACATTAATCTTTACATCATAGTATCTTTCTATAATGCCACTAAGGTCATCATTCACCTTTTTTATAACGCTAATGACCTGATCTTCTTCTGCAGGATGTATGTCAATAACAACAGAGTCGTGTACTGTATTGACAAGACAAGAGTTCAATCCTTCTAACCTCTCATCTATTTCCAGAAGTACAATGGGAACAATATCCCCAGTTGCAAATCCCTGCACAGGATAATTCTTTATCATAGTAAAATGTGTTGGAGAACCACTAGATCTTCTCTCAACATCTGGGAAAGCATACTGTCTGCCAGAGGGTACAGTAATCACACCCTCGTTTAATGCTTGATCCCCTAAACGCTTATGCCACCCTGCTATACCCTTATACTTTGACATGAAATGCTTGTAGTATTCTGCCTCAGCTTTTGTTCTTCCAAACCCTGTAGCTCCATAGAGAGGTGCAAAGGTGTGTGCCTTAGCCTCTTGACGACTTGTAGGTTGCCCTGCATCAGATATAACCTTGGCAGTGTAGCTGTGTACATCAAAGCCTGTACTTACTTCATCCATAGCTGTCCTGTCTTGCGATAAAAATGCTGCAACTCTAAACTCTAGCTGTGCAAAGTCTGCTTCTACTATCTTTCCGTCCTCCCACCTAGATACAAACACACGCTTAACAGGGAATGTACCGCCTCTTGGCATGTTTTGCATGTTAGGATTGCGTCCACTAAAGCGTCCTGTAGCTGTAACATGCTGAGTAAGAGATACATGTAGCATACCATCTTGCTTTGTGTATGCCTTAATACCTTCCACAAAAGAAGATAAATAACTTGACACAGCACTCTGACGCTTTAAGTCTGTCAATAGGCTCTCCGCAACCGTCATACCCTTAGTCTTGGCAATGTTAATAAGTGTATCAAGATTGCCCTTACTCGTAGAAAAACCATTGGCACTCACCCAATCCTTTGACAATGGGAAAAATCCAAGACCTGCCATCTTATTTGACTTAGCAAGTTTATACCCTCTGGTGTCACATTCTGTACATCTAGAAGGCTTGGCAAAGGGTGTTCCGTCCTTCTTAATCTTATGTACTCTACCCTTGCCCTTACATGTATGACATATACTTGCTTTAGTTTTTACCATTATGTTACTGTTTTCTTTGACAGTTTTACGAAAGTCATCTTTGTTGTCTACAGATTCAAAGGCTAATGCCCACGCTTTTTTGTCCTTGAGTATCCTAGAAAAAATAACTTGACTTACCTGCTCAGGAGAATTGAGATTGATAGGTGTGTCACCCATTAGGTTCTTTACCTGATCCTGTAGTCGTTGCTCAATGTCCTGTAGCTCCTCTTCAAAGTCCTTCTTAACCTCTTCCAACTTAGTATTGTCAATAGCAAAGCCTTTCATGTACATTTTAGTAAGTGACTTACACACTTTGTTAGTAACATCAAGCACTTTGTCTAGTGACTTGCCCTCTGGCTTACTATACTCTTCTTGTAACTTCCAGTATAAAGATTGTGTAACCACTAAGTCCTGTCGCAAGTATTCTGACAACTCGTCCAAAGGTATCTCATTCGTTTGAAAGCCTCGTCTAAAGTAATCCTTGAGTGTGTCAGACTTCTTCATATCTAGATTATACCTCTCAGCACAATTCTCAAGGCTCACAGAACCCTTCTGACCTCTCTGTAGTATGTAAGCACCCAACATGGTATCAAAGATCTCACCATCGTATTTAAAGCCACATCCCCACAGCCACTGAAGGTCATACTGCAGATTGTGACCAATGAGTAAAGTTGTGTTGTCAAGAACTCTTTGTAATCTTTTGTCTGCATCATCATCTGTTATGACCTTTTCATTGTGGTCAAATACAAATACAGAGCCTTCCTTTTCTAAATAATCTTGAACACCTACAAGTGTCAACGAATTGTTAGGCTCAAAAGGGTCAAGATGTAACTTGCCATCCCTCTTTGTCGTTGTGTTCTCTACATCTAATATTATCTTCATTATACTTTATTCTCCATTAGTGCTGTCCAACTATGTGGAAAAAGCTCCAAGCATTTTTTACTTATTGGACTTGCTACTTCTCTTACCTCAATCTGGGCAGTCTTGTCAAGTCTTAATTTACATATTCTTGCGAAAGAGTACAAACTACCTGACCAATACCATTCTGTTATAGTGTTCTGTGGTAACACCATCCTAGCCATCTCAGGAGCTATACCTTCTTTCAACAGATTATTGTACGTCTGTTTCACAAACTGCATAGTACCTTGTATGTCATAGTCAACAGTCTTGTCACCTGATCCCTGCTTGATGCTCTTCTCAGGTCTTGTTCTCCACGTATCAGGCACATAAAACTCAGGCTCACTGTCTATGTAGCGTCTTGACACCTCGTTCCACGCTAGTCCTACCTGATGTTTAGCAAGTTGTCGTGCTACAAAGATAGGAGCTTTGATGTAGAACTGAAGGAAGCAGTGACTAAAAGGTGACCAGTGCTTGTGTTTAGCTAGGTAGGACAGTAGCTTTACATCTCGTTCTTCCATAGAATGTACTTCCTTGTTGAAAGAAACTCGTGCTGTGTTCACAACAGTAAGGTCTGTACCCATAGAATCTTTTAGTTCAACCTGTATCATGCTGTATACCTTCCTCGCTCTACATCTAACTCAACGTGTACCTTTCCATGCCATCCGTTTATCTTATTCTTAGCCACTACAATGTGTCGCTGTGGATCATTGTCTTCTTGTCCTTCCATCTGAGGATTTTTACTTAGTAAAAGCATCAAATCTGCTTCTGCCGCCTTGCCTGTCTTACTGCCTTCCAACATAGATTGATCCACATTGATCTTACCCTCTGCCTCCGCAGATAGCTGAGACATCCATATAATAGCACAATCATACTCTTTAGCTATATTTCTTGCGTGAATTGCAGCCTCCTTGAGATATATGTCCATCCTCTCTCCTGTTTTGTTTGCAAACTTATCACCCATATCTAGGACAACAACGTCAGGTCTTTCTACCTTTACCATATTTTCTACCCACTCCATTCTTTTCCCAGTTACATCTTTGATCTTTACATTGTTTCGTATCTTATTGTATCTTTCCATAGCTAAGGCATGGTTTGCTTTACTACTGCCAATCTCAGCAAGAGATAGCTCTGATCTGGTACAGAGATACCTAGAGGCTACTCTATAGTAAGGCTCTTCATTACACAGAACTCTGCACTTTGCTCCCTGATCGACAAAGCCACCTCTTGATGCAATGATACTAGCGTGAAAGCTTGTCTTACCTGTATTGGGACGAGCACCCACTATGATTAGTTGCCCACCGCTTATACCCTCTAGTCTTCTAGCAAGAGAAGGTATGTTGAACTTCCACTTAGATCTCTGGTTAGACTGCTCTAGGATACTCTCAAAGCTAATATCGTCCCACTCAATCTTAAAGTTAGGAAGGAAGTTGTCTTGATGGTCACTAATAATCCTTCTTAATGGCTCTAATGTAGCTCCTTCTCCATTTACGTAATCAAACCCTATATTAGCAATCTTCTCTCCTACATGTTGTTGAAACAACTTAGACATTACGTCCTTAGCTATCTCTTTGTCCATGACCTGCTCTCGCTCTAACTTGCAGAACAACTCCCTAAACACCTGCTTTGATGCTGTAGTAAGAGTGCTGTTGTGAGAAAAGAACAAACCTTCTAACTCTCGAACAGTTATACACTCCTTACCGTAATTCTGCATAGCAAAATCAACGGTCTTCTTTATTTTACGAATGTCTTTACTGAAAAGCTCATCAGGACAGCGTGTCCCTTTGTGATCTCCGTAGAACTCTTTATCAAGCAGACTTCGTATTAACGCTAACTCTACCATCTAGTTTCTCCATTATCATTGTATCAAAATCTTCTTTACCCAAGTTCTCTATATAAAACCACTCGTTACTTCTCTTCTTACTTAATCTTTCTGCTATAGTGTGTGCCTCTCTTTCTGCCTTACCTCTGTCCTCTACTCGTATACTCGTTACTAATACGTAATCTCTGTGAGGACTACTTGTTTGATAAGAGTTACATCTATCTGTAGAATCAACCGCCTTACCTATTTTATACCAATTCTTCCATGCAGGATTTTTAATTATATACACTTCACCCTTATCACACTTTGTATAGTTTTGCAACGAAGAAAAAGCAGCATCGCTAAAAGATTTATAATTTCCCGGCTTGTACAAAGGGTGTTTGTTGGATATGTATTTACCATTAACTCGCATCTGAAGTCTGTTTATTTCATTTGATCTGGTTCTCTCACAATCTAAACATCTTCTAACTGGGGAGTCTTTTCCCCCATTATAATAATTACCCTCTCCCCAATTCTTACCTAGCTCTAATTCTACCTCGCATGTTTTACATTTATACATTTAAAAGCTCCCTTAATTTGTTAAAATCATTCACATTTTTATACTTTAAGTCGTCTGTGAGCCGTAAAACCTTAACATCTTTAACATAATTTGTCAATTCTTTGCTGTGCTGTAGCGTTTTTTGTAGGGCATCAGGATCAAGAGCGACTACGACCCTATCAAAGGTAGACAAAATATAAATATGCTCCTGTAGTAGAGATGTACCAAGAAGACCAAACCCTGTTACAGGGAAATAGTTTGCCACAGTTATAGCGGAAATAGCGTCCTCTACTAACACAGCCGTAGATATTTTACTTCTTTGTACAGTGTGAGAGAAATGTGTGGCATAATTACCATATTTATACCATTTTGGCAGTACATTTTTGTCTAAAGCTCTCCCTACAGCATCAATAACCTTGCGTTTTTTCATAATAGGAAACACCACCCTATTATTTTTTACATCGTGAAAGAGATTTATACTTGCCAAGTTCCATCTCATAATAAAGTCGTCACATTCATCTAAATCACTAGAGAAATACTCTGGTATTTTAAACTCAGATGCCTCAACCTTTATTGTGTGTCCATTCATCTTACGTTTTATATCTTCTGCTGTTCTATCCACTTTCCTAGCTCCTTTTACTGTACAACTATTACGATAGCAATTGTATAATAGCACCCTATCCATCTTAGTGATAGTAAACTTCTTGATGCCCTTACAAACAGGGCAATTCATTGTTAAAGTTTCACCATCTGCTAACTCTATATCATCAAGAAACCTCATTTCTATATAAATCCCTTCTGGTAAGTGCATTATTTGCTGATTTGAATGTGTGTTTGATGTATGGACGCATTGAGTTTGGTGAATTGTGACCAGATACCGCCATAATCTGTGTAGTATCTACTCCTGCCTCCACCATTTCGGTAATTGCTGTCCTCCGCATATCCATTGCAGTCAATTCTTTTGGTAAGTTTGCCTTAGATTTGACCTCATTGACCAAAATAGACACATCAAACTCATTGTAAGGTCTGTAATCACCATCTCTAGGGTTGACGTGCGGTGCAACATACTCTTGAAAGCCAAAATCGTCATGTTGTTCCTTTAACATAGTCAACAGACTAGCATTTATAGGTATCTGTACCTCTGCCCTACGTTTTGACTGCACCAAGTTAAGTCTGTTTGTGTCAAAGTCTATACATTTCCATTTAAGTAATCGCATATCGCCTACTCTTTGAGCAAATTCGTATGCCATATGTACTATTAATCCAATACTTCTCCACTTGTACTCGCCATAAGCGGTGTCAAGGAATAATTTAACTTGATCTCGTGACCACATTACTCTTCTAACATCCTGTTTTGCCTTCTTTACCCTCCGCATAGGATTACTTGCCAGAAGTTCAAGCTCCTCTGCCATATTAAACACCACAGATAAGACAGTAGCGGTGCTATTTGCTGTACGTTTACCCTTTTGTAGCCAAGCCTGATAAACAATCTTACAATCACTTACCGATACCTTTGCTATCTTTATGCTCTCAAACACCTTAGAAAGGCTCACAGGTGTCGCTAAGGCTCTAGTGAGCACATACTCGTAGTCCTTCTGTGAACGTGGTCTGAGAGCCAAGAATTGAGGGCTATGGAGGTAGTACGAAACCATATCACCTATTGTCTTTATTTGTTTTGCTTTAGAATACATGTATACACACCCATATCATAAATATTACTGCTAATAAATCAAGAATAAATAGTCTCATAGTAGTTCCTTAAAGTAAAGTATTATATGTCAAATCCATTAGGTAGCACAACGTAACCAGACCAATGAATATTAAGAATTCCTTGCTCACCTTTCCCACCTGTAAAATATGTGCTTGTCAATTCTTGTTGTTCTTGTCTTAGTTTTTGCCCATGCAGGTCTTACATAAGTAGCGTGATAATGAGTCGCACCTTCTGTTATGTCAAGTACAACCTTATTAGTTATTACAATAGAGGCATACTCTAATGCCAAACTCCATGATCTACTATTCTTATTAGGCTCATCTTTCTTGCCATCACAATACCAACTGAACTGACACTTGTATAATACAGGTTTGTTTGTTCCCTTGTATGTAATAGCCTGTTTCACCACTTCGCATACTGTATCAGGAAAACGGCTGTCTGCTACCCTGTTCATCACTACTTGACCAACTGCCATCTGTCCTAACATGGACTGATTGTTAGACTCATGGTAAATATTCAGAGCCATACACATCAATGCTGTTTCAATAATCATGTTATAAAACGTCCTAGCACTACACCTGATAAGAATACTGCAATGAGTGTTAAAATCTCTAGTACAAACAATCTTGTTCCTGTATCGTCTAATATCTTAATTATAGTTTTAATCATTCTTCAAGCTCCACTTTTATTTGTTGTGATATTGTTTTAATCTTTTCTATTTCTGAGTCATCCACCATGTCGTCAAAATAGTCATCTAGTATTGTCTCTATATCATCTGGTGTGTTCATCCCATCACCTGTACCATACAAGCGTTAAGTAAAAATGTTCCGACTATAAGTATAGCCATCATTAGAAATAAACTCTGTCCTTCATTCATAGCAAAAGTTCCTCCAAAATTTACAGTTGTTATCTGACTTACACACTCGTTCATGCTTGGCATTCTCCCAACATTCGGATCTCCAAGGTGAGAAATACTTGTTAGTAAATCGGTCTACCCACTCTTGTCCATCTACTGCCCACAAAAAACCTATTGGTAATGGAATGAGTAGAAATATTACCACTAGAAATGCCTTTCCAAATCCTTTGTTATGATATGGTTGGTCACTCATCTTGTTCCTCCAATGTTTCCCAATATTCTATCCAATCGCCTTGTTGATCTTTAGTTAAATCATTCCATTCTTCTTCACTCATTATCTACTCCATCACAAAATCAGGTTCATCTAGTTCATATACAACTACTTCCCCTGTGTTCCATTTGTCAGCTTCTGCTTGTGC